CCGACCGCGCCGACGCCGATCTCGGTGGGGAATTGTATTTCGTAGAAAGCCATTATCCGTTCCTCGCCAAAGCGCGATTAACCGATTCCCCTGCCATAGCCGCGATCTGCATCTGCGTCCTGCGGTCGGTCGGCGCGGCGATGGTGAAATGGTTCGTCACATTGATCGATCTGGCAGGTTGGTTGTTGTTGCCGCCGGATTGGGACGGCAGGGTGAGGTCGGTGACTCTTTCTTGCGGGTGCATGACCGCGAAGAATCCACCCATGCCGTCCACGCCGCCGGAACGCGATGCAGAGCCGGTATCGCCGCCGCCGGCATAGCTGGGGACGCCTGCGGCTACGCCCGCAGTATCTCCGTATCCCGTCGTACCTGTGCTTCCCGCGCCGGCCATTCCGGCCAGCCATCTGGCAAGCGGCCCCGTCACATTCTGTTGCACCTGCATGCGGATCATGTCGGCGATGATGCTGTCTGCCAAGCTTCTGAAATCCAGCTTGCCGGTCTGCACGAACTTGACCAGCGCGTCTTCCATACCCTTGAACGCATTGCTGAATAGATTCTGGCTTTGTTTCGCGACGTTTTCCACTTCGTCCAGGTATGCACGCAGCGCAACCTTGGCGCCGTATTGCCAGCTCGCATTGTTCGCCTCGATCTGTTTTTTCAATTCCTGCAGGCGGGCGATCTGCGCTTCTTCGGCTATGCCTACCTGACCGAGCAGCTTGGCCCTCTCGGTTTCCGACAATTTCAATTTGCCGATCGCCTCTTCGGCCTTGGCTGCTCGTTCCGTCACGACGGCAAGATTGTCGGCATATTGTTTGTCGGCTGCCGACATCATCGGCGCATTGAGTTCGCGGTTGAGCTTGGCGAGTTGATTGGCGTAGTCGGTGAGCAGGCTGTCGACTATGCCATTGCCTTTTTGCGCGCCGGAATCGCCCTGATTGATGAATTGCTGAATGGTGGCCTGGTCGGCAGGCTTGACACTTTTGATGGCTTCCTTCGATGCAGCAGCAACCGCCGGGGCGGCTTTCATGATGCTTTCGCTGAAGGCATCGATCTCTTTGCGGGCGATCGCTGCGTCTTCTTTCATCGCTTTGCCGATGGCGGAGAATCCCTCGAAGTCTCCGGATGCGAGCGCCGCCATCTGTGCGGCAATGCCGCCAATTTCGATACCGAACGATTTGAAAACATAGACGACGTTCGCGCCTATCACGACCAGGACGCGAATCACCTCGACCAGCGCTTTGAACACAACATCTACACCGCTCGCGTTCTGGGATGATTGCTGTAAATAATCGATCAGCTTGCTGAATATCGGCAGCAGCTCGAGTACTGCTTTGTTGAACGTGCCGGACATCGTGGCCTGCAGCACTGCCAGTTTGTCGTTGAACTCGTCTGATGCCGCCGCAAGCCCGTCGATATTGCCGGCCAGTGATGTTCCCTGCTCGACCATCTTGCCGATATTGTCGCCACCCTCGGCGAGCAGCGGCGCGACTTCCTTCCACGACTTGCCCAGTGCTGCCGCGCCGAATGCAGCGCGTTGCTGCGGGTCTTCGATGGAATTGAAAACGTCCGCCAGCTGCTTGAACGCTTCGATGGGGTCTTTGGCCGTGACGCCGATCTGGGCGAACTTGAGCGAATCCTTACCCATGTTCTGAGCCAATTTGCTCACAGCATTGGCCGCTCCTTCCAGACTGGTTCCAGATTGTTCGCCCGCCAATGCGAGACCCGCCAATTGGCTGGGCAGCAGATTGGTGACTTTGCTCAGATCATTCAAGCGATCGGCGGCTTCGATACTGCCCTTGATCATTCCGGCCAGCGAGGCGATGCTGAAACCCAGCCCGACAGCCTCCAGCATTTTGCGCGCACCAGCTGCAGATTTCTCGATCTGCCCCATGGCATCGCCGGCAACCTTCTTCGCCTGCGTCATATCGTCGGAAAGACGCGCCATGTTGGCGAACATCTGTAGTTCCAGTTGACCGGCGATCATGTCATTCCTCTCACGGATTCTTTCATTCGTTGCGCGACCAGGTTCGCCGACGATCTGGCATAGGAGGCGTCTGCCCACGGTGCCGGATGATCTGGCGATTTTGCTTTGTGCGATTCACCCAGGTATTCAAGCGAGAGCCGTTTGAGCATGCGCGACTCCCATGAATTGAGACTGATGCCCGTGTTGTGCTGCCATGCCGACAATTCGCTGTGGCTGATCGTCGCCTCGCCCATCCCCGCCGCCATCGTCGGGCCGATCTCGAACAGATAATCGATCAGATATCCGGCATCGCACGGCGGCATGTCCGGAGCAAGGATGTTTTCTTTCTCCAGCGCTTTGCGGCGCGGCAATGACGGGAATTTGCTTTTATCGTCCTTGGGCTTGTCCGGCGCCGTGTTGAGCCAGGCGCATTGCCGGACGTACAGGATCAGTTCGTCGGCGAGGGCTTCGTAAAATTTCCGAGGTCATCCAGGTATTGGACAACTTGTTTGCGGATGTAGCAGAGCTTCGGATTCGAGTAGATCGCCAGCGCGCCGCCTTCAACCGGGAAGTTTTCGATGGAAGCGGTGACGGCGGCCAGTTTTGCGGCGAGTTCTTCTGTGCTGAGTTCGGATTGATTCTTGACCGATTTACCGCGCAGCATGGATTGCATGCGAAAGGTGGAGGCGTTGTTGGCCTTGTGCTCTGCCTGCACGTACTGCGCGGTGCCGGGGCTATACAACGTGAAGACGACCGGCTTGCCATTCACCAACAGATCGCCGTCCCCGCGCGGATTCTGGATCGTCAGTGCAGACGTTTCGACAAGTTCGTATTCGCTGATATCGAATGACATTTTCTTTCCTTAGGTTTCGTTAAAAAACAGATCAGGCCGCAGCGACGACTACGGGCTTGCGGCACAGCGCCAGATCGACGGCGATCTTGGAGGCGTTATTGACCGAGCCGTCCTGGTATTCCTTGGTCGCCACGACGACATCCAGGTAATGAACTTCGCCGTCCGGATAGACGTACTTGCCGCTGTAGTGATTGTTCGATTCTGCTGCGGCTTCCAGCATGACTTGCCCGGCATTGCTGGGGATGCTGCCGATCGACAGGTTCATGGTCCCGTAGTTTTTGGAACCCTTCATCTTGGCGACGATGCCGGTAGCCACCGGGGTGAATTCCGTGATCGTTGCCTTCATGCCGTGATTGCCGAAATTCTCGATCTCGGCGATCTCGGTGTAGACCATTGCGCTGGCTTCGTAGCCGGCCTGATCGTAGGTTGCGGGAATGGAAGCACTGAGGCTCAGGGTGGCCCCGGCGATGGTTTGGACGACTGTACGTGCGGGCATGCTGTTCTCCTTTTACTGGTTACTGGTTGTACTTCACGATAAAGTCCTGCGACTGCTGATAGATCGTTTCTGCCATGTCGTCGAAGTCCGGCCCCACGATGTCATCGATGATGCTGTCGCAATCGACGCCGTTCACCGTGGCCCTGGTGTTGGGCAGCGCGGCGCGCACCAGCTTGAGGATGGCTTTTTTCTTGGGGTAGTCCTTGGCGAATACCGTCACCTGCACGCGGTCCGTCCATAACTTTTTGGGCTCGGTCATCGCCACGGTCTTGCGGGTGTTGCCGCTGATCTCTTTGATGCCGATCGCGGGCAATACCGTGTTCAGCGGCAGGTCTCCGCTTTTAATACGCACGGCAGGAACTTCGGCCAGCAGTGCCGCGTTATTGGCCAGCAGGTAGCCCACTACGATCACGCCGCTCATTCGTCGCCCTCGATCACGATGTCTGCCGTATCCAAACCTTCTTTGGTGGCGAGACGGTTTTTGATGTATTCGCCTGCGGCTTCGACGGCGTCGCTTGCGTGCGCATCCAATGCTGGTCTTAAAAATGGTTTTGGAGTCGCGCCAGGATGAGCAACTGACTGTCCAATAAAATTCGTACCAATTCTTAAGCTGCCACGAGCAGCCATCCTATTGACTGTCCTTAGGGAATACTTTCTATACTCCGGTTCACGACCACCTCTACCCCTCATAAAACGTCCCGGAATCGATGATTCATCTACTTTTATCCAGTGAGGTTGTGTTCCAAATTCAACCCATCGTGGTAAATTTCCTGCAGGCATTCCTTTCTTTCCAAAACCATGTCCCGCAACTATTCGAGCCATAACAGTTCCACCTTTAATTTTCGTGAATACCTTGAGGCTTTTTGCGAGATCGCCTGAATGGCTGCTTATGTTTTCCACGGCAGCATTTTTTAGAACAGTTGCCCCCTTGCGCAGCGCACCGCGCATGATATTTCTTTCAATCTTTGCAGGTAACGTATCGAGAAGTTTTTGCAATTCATCGAGACCTTTTACATGCACCAGCTCGCTCATGACGAATATCTCTCTCCAACCATTTCCAGCCACTCATTGCGCCCGATGATGGCCGGGCCGCCGACGATCTCGTAAAGGGTGTCCACGCCGCCGTTGTGCAAAACGATGCGCATGGATGAATCGATGCCGGCGCGATAGCGGATGCGGAAGCGGGTCTGGTTGGTCGCCACGACAAGCCCGGTCTTTACCGCTTCGCTGCGCGAGGGCAGAACGTCCGCCACGTTGGCATAGAACTTCTTCCCGACCACGGGACTGCCGGGCAGCGCGACCAGCGGCAGCCAGGTCACGATCTCGGTGCGGTACTCCGGATCCTGCGTGACCGACTTGTACTGGATGGTGATGCGATGCTTCAGTTGTCCGGCTTGCATGTCGCCTACTTCTGCAGCGAATAGTTCGCCAGCATGCGTTCGCGGTGCCATTCGGCCGACATCGGCGCGGTTGCGTATTCGCGCTCGTTGAAACAGGGCGTGCCCAGCGTCCAGTGCAGCAACTTGGCGTCGGGGTTCTCGCCGAATTCGTCTGCCAGCCAGTTCCACTCTTTCGGTAATTCGCCAATGCGATCGTCCGGGATCCAAGTGAAGCGGTGCAGTTCGGCGCCGGTGGCTTTCTGCACGAATTCCGGCGTGAGCTTGTTATTGATGGCGCTGCCGCAGTTCCACAGGGTTACCGCAGACCATTGTTTGCGCGGATAGTCGGCGTTGGGTGCGCCGAGGTATTTTGTGTGCGCCTTGGTCTGGTAGTTGTGCTTCACGACTTGCACGGCTTTGGTGT